GGGTCGTATGTCTTTCCTTGCTTCTCGCAAATTAAGTTTTGAAACATCTTACATATCGCTGTGCATTGTGATGAAACCAAGAATTCTTCTGACTGCAGTTTTGCGATTGTTATTCTGACCCTAGACTCCACAGATCCATTAAACTTAGGCGCAGCCCGCATGCGGATAGGTTCTAAATCAAATGTTTCTGCTTTGTCCCTAGATATTTGCTCTATATCTTTTACATCATAACTGCCTGTTTTTGCCCGGAACTGATTGAAGGCTGAGTTATCAGATATATGTACATATTTAAATTTATGCTCCATTCTTCTATTCCAGTATGCCATCTTTCTCATAAGTAGTGGAACTAGAGTAGTGTAGGGTAGCTTTTTGTTTATAGTTACAAACTCATCAAATACTATCCATACAGTTCTATCTTGGCCTGGTAATGCTTGCATAAATATACACGCATTATTAACTGATCCAGGATCCCAGCCTATTGTTACAGGGTATTCTGTGTTTGGAAGTATCCCAGTTTTGGCATCTCCTCTTACATGCAGTTCTTTATTAAAGTAAGGACCAAATATTGCATTTCCAGCCGGGCGATCTATCCATTCCCCTCGTACCATTCGCGCTTCCTCGATCGGATCGGACTTAACTGCTTCTTGGATACGATCGTAATAACCTTTCGGTAGGTTATCTATATTGTCTTCGATTTTTACATGATAAACTGCATAATCTTTATTCCAGTTACCATCATCATCGTATGGGTCTTCAAAGAATCTCTTATACACCCAATGACTCGGACCATCTGGATTGCATGCCGCTAGATATTGCTGTGGGCCATGGATACCTTGGCGTCTACCCAACTGCTGGACTACGGCATTGAAATAGTCATCAGTATCCAAGTTGGTAAGCTCATCCACAAATATCAGGCTTGGCTCAAAACCTTTTATCCGATCCTTAATAAATGCACCATAAGGTATTGATATAAGGCAGATACGAGAATGACCACCAAATCGGTTTTCTACATCTATATATAAGTTCTTTTGCGTATCTTGCCTTTCTTCTGTGTGAACGAGGTTTATGCCCTCCACCCATTCAGGTAGTATTTCCACTTGTAACTTGTGCCACACACCACCCATGGTCGCCTGTGATCGAACACCAACTATGATTAGAGCTAGTGCATTGAAGTTTTCGTAACAATGACGAACTAACTTATGACCACCTAGGGAGTATGTTTTTCCGGAACCTCTCTCCCCATATGCAAGAATGTACTTAGCTGGATCATCAAAGATTTTTCTCTGCGTAATCGTTAAGGATGGCATCCATGGCTCTGTATCCTTTTGATCGGTTACAATTTCTTCGGGAGCAAACTTCTCAAGAAGAATCTTATGGTCAACCCTACTTTTCTTCTTCGGCATCCTTTAATTCCTTTAATGGTCTGAATCCCGGTTTCTTCTTAGTCCCCCTCTTATCCTTTTCGTTAGCTAATTTAAGTTGGAATTCTAGTCCTTTAAGAAGTCGGTCGTAGAACTTTCCTTGTTGTTCGGTTGCTTGAAGAAATAGTCTAGTCTGGAGAATCCTCTCCTCTGGATCCATGTCATCTACATCTAGTGCATCTTTTAATGCCTCAGTAACTTCAAATAGACTCATGTTCTGCCTAATATTTACTTTTTGAGTTACCCGTAAGGCCTCTGCCATAAGTAAGCCAACTGAATCGTCAAAGTCTTCGAATATCTTGAGCTTTTCTACATTGTCTTGATTTGTCAAGATGCTCGACAATTCATTATTAAATACATACCTAGAATTCTTATCTAGTGCTTCAAGTAGCCTTGTGCCCTTCTCGTCATCAAACTCGTTTTGGCGCTCCAAAAGCTCAATGCCATCCGGCTTCATATCTTTAACTCCGTTCTTTACCCATACAGAATAAAGTTGCGGGTCGTGGTATACTCTTTCTCTAATTTTCTTTGCAGTTGTACCAAAGTGTTCTGCGACTTTAGTATAGTCGCCATCCATTTCTTTCATGGCTTGCGCCAGAACATCTGTTTTAATTTTGTGCGATCTGGGCATCTTGAAATATTTTAATTAATGGTAGGAATGTACTCTTCCAATGCTCTGATCTCCTAAGAAATGCGTATGTTCCTCTACGAGAATAAGACGATATGCGATTTCTATCTAAGTAGTTAAAAGGATCGAAGTTACAGCCCACGCAGAACTTTTCTGCATTTCCTATTTTAACAGAATCCCAAGAGGTTAGGCGAGATATACGCTTAACCTCCTCTAGGTCTAAGTTTCCCCTTATTGCGATTTCTTGATCGCTTAAAGCACAGTGCATCCGCGGACCTGATCGTTCCTTGGCATATAGCCGAACAAATACAGGCGGATACTTAGTTAATATCTTCCAGGGCGTTTGCTTTCCACTTTTTGGCATTGGACATTAGTAGGTTCATATCGGTTTTCTTCTTACTGTAATCACCGATGATTACTTTTGTTCCGCAGCCAGCTCGACGACCGGTTATTATCCAGTCATCAAAATACTCTGTGATTAAGGGTTTTATTCTTTCAAACAATGAAAAGGCCTCATCTTGCCTCCATTGATTTTCCTGCCAATCGTTATTATCCTCCATGTTTTAGAATTAAAAAACTATTAATCTGATTTGCAACACGAAAAATTAAGTTACTATAGAAAAGTATTTTTCAGATAGTTCTATATCCACCCTATTGTTTTTATAGTTCTTGAGAAATGTTTCTGATGACATATGACCCATAATGTCTAATGCTGACTCAAATCCTAGGTGCCAATATCCATAACTAGCAAAAGAATGTCTTGCCCCATTTGGTGGATACTTGAATCCTAATCTTTTAGCTGCTCTGTACCTAGCTTTGTTTACTGAATTGTAACTAGGCATTATATTAATTGGTTTCTTGGGTAACCATCTCCATAGATTCTCTGGTGGTTTAATCCACCTCTCCCTACCCGTCTTTGTAAGTTCTGCTTTTAGTCCGATAGATTTGCCCCAGCGGATTCTTGAGTAATCTAGGGTGAGCATCTCGATTTCCGGCCTGATCCCCGCAAAAAGCATAAGGGCAAGTGCAGGACGGTATTTGTCCGTTATCTCATTTAATAAACCTTCTGCCTGTTCGGGCGTGACTATTTCTGGGAGCTTAAAATAGGTCTTTTTCTTGGTCAGTTTTAACTTGGGATTAGTTTGTGCATACCAGTCCGTCACATTACCACCTAAGTTCTGCTTCGCACACCAAGCCATGAAAGTTCTTACAGCCCGACTATATCCGGCTTTTGTTTCCTCCGACCATCTGCCAGAATTAACATATTTCTTGTAGTCCTCTACTGTTACTTCATGAACTGCTCGACCTTCTCCGAACCAAGCAGTAAATTTGTTTACTCTTTCAACGGTGGTTCTGTACCCCTTTTGCTTTGGCTTATTTGGATTGTAGTTATTATTTAAGTAATCTTGGTAATATAAATCCTTGGCTATATATAATAATGTTTCCTCTCCGACAGGTTCTTTCTTTTTAATTTCCGAAAACCATTCTAGGGAATTGAATGTTTTAGCCTCCATTGCAGAGTTAAAAAATTTTCGCTTTCTTTTGCCATCATGGAGCATATCCACCACCCACTTGGTTTTACCTCTTACCTTATGCTCCTTTATGCTTACCTTCATGTTGACAAAACTGTTGACAAAAAAACCATGAATTAGTGGGTATTTGTGAAATTTAGTAAAGTAAACAAAAAAACACCCCCCATTTCTGTGAGGTGCTTATTTACTGAGATTAACGCTATTTTAAAATGGTCGGGACGGTGAGATTCGAACTCACGGCCTCCTGCTCCCAAAGCAGGTAAACTATGCTTTATTTACTAGGGCTAGGCTTGGTGTTGACATCCTGCTGCCAGAATTTGCCTGATTGCATCCATAATATCCCCGTCGTGCAGGAATACCCATGTGGCCATTGCCACATTACATATCAGGCAAATGATTACGATGGCGACAAGACATAAGACTAAAGTCTTAATACTCTGAGCAATCCCCTCTACCTTGCATGCTAGCTCTTGTATATCGCTGAGCTTTTTTCCATCTACCTTTATTTCGCCAATCTCACCCTCAATCTTTGTATTCCATTCTTGGGAGTCGTGTAGGATTGTAAGTTGGGAGTGAGTCTTATTCATATTTGTTTTCATTTCCTCTCTAATTTAACAGCAAACTGATCTATTTGCATTGCTTTAC